TAGTGGCGGGCTTGTGGTGGCCGTGGCGGGGGCCGCCCTCCAGCCGGGGGGTTACTATACGGGTGGGATGTTGGTGGCCCCTAGCGGGGTGCCACGCTTTATTACGGCCCATTCCGGGGACCAGGTTACCATTGCCCGGCCCCTCCCCGAGCTGGTCGGCGGGATGACCGTGGCCCTCTACCCCGGATGTGACCACCTCCGGGAGACCTGCAAGAACAAATTCAACAACCTGGACAACTTCGGCGGCTTCCCGTTCATCCCGGGCCGGAACCCGTTCGATGGTAGTTCAATCGTCTAGGAGAATAGCATGGCCTGGATTGCAGCCATCATCTTTGTCGTCGCGCTGGTCGTCGCCTACACGATGGCCCCGAAGCCGGAGACGCGCCCTCCGGCCGGCCTCGACGAGATCCAAGCCCCGACGGCCGAGGTTGAGCGGGAGATCCCGGTCCTGTTCGGGCGTCGCAAGCTGGAGGGGCCGAACGTCGTGTGGTACGGGCACCTCCGGACCGTCGCGATCAAGAAGAAGGGAGGCAAGAAGTGACGGAACAAGTTATCGTGCGGATGGGGGACCTGCGCTCCCTCCGTTACTGCGCCCGTGGGGTTCGGGAGTTCTTTGCTCGCTACGAGCTGGACTACACTGACTTCCTGCAGAACGGCGTTTCCGCGGAGAAGCTGCTTGCGGCCTCCGGCAATGACGCAATGGCCGTAGCGGCCGTGGAGGTGGCTCGTGGGCGGCAGCAGTAAGAAGGTCACCGTCGGGTACAAGTACTACCTCGGCATGCACATGATCCTGTGCCACGGCCCGGTAGACAAGGTCACCCGCATCGAGGTGGATGGCAAGACGGCCTGGAGCGGCAACGCGACGGGTGGGGCCATCTCGGTCAACGCCCCGGACCTATTCGGCGGGGAGTCCCGCGAGGGCGGCGTATCCGGCACTGTGGACATCGACATGGGCGGGCCGCTCCAAGGGCGCAATGCCTACCTGCAGGGCCGGCTGGGGGCGGACATTCCGGCTTACCGCGGGGTACTCGGGGCGGTCCTCAATCAGGTCTACGTAGGCTTGAACCCGTACCTGAAGCGGTGGGCCTTCTGGGCGAGCCGTATCCATGTGCGCCAGGATGGTATCGCCCAGTGGTATGATACCAAGGCCGAGATCAATGGGGACATGAATCCGGCTCATATCCTTCGGGAGTGCCTGACAGACCCGGACTGGGGCATGGGCTACCCCGAAGCAGACATTGATGATGCCTCCTTCACCGCAGCGGCGGACCAGATGTTCACCGAGGGGATGGGCATGTCCCTGCTTTGGGACCGCTCCGTCACCCTCGAGGAGTTTATCCAGGTCGTCCTCAAGCATATCGATGGGTCCATCTACGTGGACCGGTCCACCGGCAAGTTCGTCTTGAAGCTAGCCCGAGGGGGCTATGACATCAACAGCCTGCTGGTCCTTGACGAGAGCTCGGTGGACCGTATTACCGACTTCAAGCGCAACACCATCGGGGAGCTGGTCAATTCGGTGACGGTGGTCTATTGGGACGCTAGCACAGGCAAGAACGGTTCTGTCACCGTTCAGGACATTGCCCTCGCCGCCCAGCAGCAGGCTACCATCGGGACGACCAAGCAGTTCCCGGGATTCACCAATGGGACCATCGCAACGCAGGTGGCGGCCCGCTCCCTGAAGGCCCTGTCGGTCCCATTGGCCAGCGGAACCATCTATGCGAATCGGAAGGCTGCCTCCCTCAATGTTGGGGACGTGTTTGTCCTGACCTGGCCGCGCTACGGCATCTCTCAACTCGTGATGCGGGTTGCCAACGTGGAGATGGGGGCGCTTGGAAGCAACGTCGTCAAGATCCAAGCGGTGGAGGATGTCTTCGCCCTGTCCAGCGCGATCTACGCCCCGCCCCCTCCGAGCGGCTGGAGTGACCCGAACACCCCGCCAGCCCCCTGCCCTTATCACTGTGTCATTGAGGCCCCCTTCTGGGAGCTGGTCCAGCGGATGGGGGAGACGGACGCCCGGGCTCTCCCGGCGACCGCGGGCTTCGTGGTGGCCACAGGGGTCCGCCCGTCCAGCGACGCTAGCAACGCGAAGCTCTACACTGACGTCACCGGCGTCTGGGAGGAGGCGGGCACCGTGGACTTCTGCCCGACAGCAATCCTGACTGCTGCGGTGTCCTCCAACACCACCACCTTCCCGATCGGGACCGGGGTGGACCTGGATGTGGTCCAGGTGGGGACCTATGCCCTGATCGACAGCGAGCTGGTGCGCATTGATGCCGTGTCAGACACCTCCCTGACGGTGGGGCGCGGGGTCCTGGATACGGTCGCCAAACCCCACGCTGTCGGGGCGCGCCTATTCTTCGCCGATGCCTTCTTCGAGTCAGACGCCGTTGAATATGCCACCGGGGAGAACGCTGACATCCGGCTACTGCCATCCACCGGGCTGGGCACCTTGGCCTTGGCCTCAGCCCCGACCCAATCGGTCAGCATGGTGGCCCGTCAGTACAAGCCCTACCCTCCCGGGCAGCTCAGGATCAACAGCCAAGCCTATCCGGACGCTGTGCGGGGGGACCAGAACATCACGGTCGGCTGGACCCACCGGGATCGCCTGCAGCAGACCGCCACCCTCGTGGACGAGACGGCAGGGAGCATTGGCCCCGAGGCCGGGACCACCTACACCTGTCGCCTGCTGACGGCTGGTGGTTCGGTGCTGGTGACCCACTCCGGGCTGACCGGGACAGGGGACACCTTCACGCTGGCGGAGATGGGGGCGAACTACGGGCGGCTGCGCATCCAGCTGTGGTCAGTCAGGGACGGCGTGCAGAGCCTGCAGATGCATGATTGGGAATTTACTCGTTCCGGCTATGGTGCCGGGTATGGCTACGCTTACGGAGGTGTGTGATGCCTGCTTCAACTGAACCGCGCTCGGGTCTTAGCTTCGGCTGGAACCTCGGGGAGAATAACTGGAACACCGGCATGGATGCCAACATGCTGTCCATCGGCCGGTTTGCCTACCACCTGTCGGTCAAGGACCGGAACCTGGCCACCCCTCCGGGGAGCCCGGCAGCCGGGGACACCTACATCGTGGCTGCTGCCCCGACGGGGGCTTGGGCTGGGCAAGCCGGCAAGGTCGCTGTCTGGTCTGGTACCGCATGGGTCTTCGGCACCCCGCGCGTCGGCTGGGTGGCCTACATCGAAGACGAGGAGGTGCTGTCCGCCTACAAGGCGGCGGGCTGGTCAGTCGGGGTCGCGATCTAGATCCGAACCCATCCCGAAGGCGATGCACTTACCGAGTAGCATCGCCGACGGGATCGAAACCAGCAGGTACAGCAGGATACCCAAGAGCCACGCATTCATCCTTGTACACCTCGTCGTAGTCGGGCCAGGCGCCCTCTGCCACCATCTTACAATAGTGATTTTGGTGGAGCACGGCGTCCTCGAAGTCCATGTTCCCGACCATGCCCATAGCGAGCAGGATCAGGACGAGGTACCAGAAGGTCGGGCGGCGCAGTAGGTCTTTGATCAGGTCCATGGTGTTACTCCTTGTTGAACATGATTAGAGTATAGCCGCCCGATTACTCCTTGGCAACCGTTTTGTTTAGTCCTTGATAGCCTCAACGTGACCCCAGTCTGGCCCGATGTCCCCGTCCGCCCGGACCGGGATGCGGAGGGGGAGGGCCGTCTCCATGATGTGCTTCATTTCCCGGAAGGCCTCATCCTTGCCGCCCGGATCACTGAAGTCCAGCTCGTCGTGGACGGTCAGGCGTGGGATACCGGTCTCGTCGAAGACCCCATCGCGGTAGCACTTGAGCATGGCGACCTTCATCAGATCCGCCGCGGAGCCCTGCAGGCGACGGTTCAGGGCCTTGTGGGTGTAGGCCCGGCGGATGGCCCCGTACCGGAGAATAGCCTGCTCGTAGGGTAGGGCAATGGTGTCCTCGCCCCACTTGGACGGCTCCCACAAGTCGAAGCGGCTACGGCGCCCGAGGATTGTGGTTATAATCCCCGACTGCTGAGCCTCCTCCGCGCAGGCGTCCATGGTGGCCTTTGCAAACGGGACACCCTTGTGGTAGGCCGCGAACAGCGCCTTGCCTTCGGCTTTGGTCAGCCCGAGGTCTCCGGCCAGCTTATCCACCCCCATGCCGTAGATCAGGCCGAAGTTGATGTTCTTGATCGGCCGGCGCCAATGCTTCCGGAGCTCCTTAGTGGAGATGTCCCAGCCGGCCTGCGGGGCCACTAGGTCAAGGGCCATCTCGTGGTAGTCGGTGTCCGGATGAGCGTTGAAGTGAGCCCGCACGTCGTCACTACCTGGCCCGCAAGCAAAGTGGATCAGGAAGCGGTATTCGATCTGGCTGTAGTCGTACTTCCGCCAAGCGGCATGGCCTTCGTCCGGAATGAAGAGCCCCCGGATCAAAGGGGCCAGCTCGTCGTCCCGGCTCGGGATGTTCTGCAGGTTGGGGGTGCTGGAGCTAAAGCGCCCAGACCGGGTGCCGGTGCTATCCCCGCGAAGCGGGTGGAACTGCCCGTAGACCATCCCGTTGATGTGGGAGTTCAGGATGTAGGACTCGATGAAGGTCCCCCGCAGCTTGTCACACTTCCGGATCTCTCGGATGCAGTCCGCCAGCGGGTGCTTGAGCCCCTCGAGGAACCCCTTCGTGAAGCTCGGCTTACCCTTGGCCGTCCGGCCGTACCCGAGGCCGATGGTATCGAATGCCCGGGCTAGGCTGTCAGCGGAGTTGATGTCGACATCGAAGCCGGCCATGTGCCGGAGCTTCTTGTGCTCCTCCTTCGCCCGCTCAGCCAGGACCTCCCGGAGCTCCTCCGCTCGGGCCACGTTGACGCGGACCCCCGCGAAGCGCATATCGATCAGCATCGGGATGAGAGCACACTCCATCTGGAACAGGTGGAAGAGCCCCTCCCGGACCAGGAGCGGGTATATAACGCTGGCCACACGCAGCGGCAGGTCGGCGTCGCTCTCCGCGTAGGGGCCAACTAGCCGGGGCGGGGAGCGATAGATGTTCGCGCGCTGCGTCCCGTTCGCCTTGCCCCCGTAGTACTTGGCGCACCAGTCGTAGAGGATGTTTGACTCCTTGCCTTCCCCGAGGTACTTCTGACCAAGGGTCTCCAGGTTCACGTCGGCCCTCTCGTCCAGCAGGGCCTCGGCGAATTGCACGTCAACCAGCTCGCCACGGACGGTAACCCCCTCGTGGCGGAGCCAGCCAATGTCATATAGGAGGTTGGCCCCGACCTTGGGCTGGCGGGGGTTACCGAGGGTGTGGCGGAGCCATTGGAGGACCACCTCGGGGTCCCAGTTGTCCTGCGGTTCCACCTCGTGGCGGATGGGGAAGTACCACCGGCCCCCTCCATCGGCCCCGATAGAGACCCCGACGATATGGCCCTTGCCACGAGCCCAGCCGGGGCCGTGGGTCAGGAGGTCCGGGTCGTAGGTTTCGCAGTCAATCGAGATACAGGCCGCCCGGGAGAGGTCTGGCAGGTAGGTCGGTGGGCGCCAGCCAGTATCCGGGATGGGTGGCATGATGCGAACGGTCTCCCGCTTGCCTGACTTGACCGGGACATCCTCCCAGAACATACCGATGGCATCAAACCTCATCCCCGCATCCCCACGATCGCGCCGCGGACCCGGTCCCCGTAGAACAGGCAAGGGGCCGGGTACTGGCTCAGGTCGATGGTCTCCGCTATGCCCTCGAGGAGCTGGAGCTGCTTGATATGGTAGATGCCCTGCTCGGGAAGGCCCGCCAGATCCACCGAGGCGCCAAGCCCATCGGCGGGAGTTGTGGCCATACGGGTGTTGAGGAAGAAGGCCCGCTCCAGGTCATCCGCGAAGGGGAGTAGGTCCGCCAGCGCCTCGAAGAATCCCTCCGGGAATGGCTGCTGGGTGGAGTCCCGGTTCAGGACCTTGGCCATGTCCGGCCACTGGGTCGAATAGGTCTGGGTGCGAAGCCAGCGCCCCGAGGCGTAGTGGAAGGTCACGCTGTTCTCACAGACCTGGACCTTGGTGGGCTCTTCTCCAATTCGGATGAGCTCCTGCACCGCTGGCTTCGGGATGTTGACCTCGACCGGGAAGTTGTAGCCGAGCCAGTACTCCACCAGCGTCACGTTGTTTGTTGCGAAGGCCGAAGGGCCGCGAAACATGATACCCCGCGCCCACTGGCGGGAGGCGTCGTCTGCGATGAAGGGGTTGAGCTTCTTTAGGGCCTTGAGCAAGGTCCCATCCAGCTCCAGGACCTCCCCCTCCGGCTGGACATCGGGGTAGGCCTCGTCGATGCAGTCCACAAAGGCCCTGAAGGAACCGCTCTTGATGGACAGGCGCCCAGCCGGGGTCATGTTGAGCTGGACCGTATCCTTGCAGGTGGCGATGGCTTTGATGAACGGGGCCGCCTTCGGGGTGACCTCGAGGTCCAAGTCAATCGGGCTGCATAGGGCAAGGCTACCGTTGTAGCCCTTGATGAAGCCGCCCGAGATATGGAAGTGGGTCAGCGCCTGGACGAAGTCCTTCTTGGCGACTGCCCCTTGAACGAATTTAAGGGCATCAAGCATTAAAACAACTCCATCTGCTCGTTCTGGAAGGTGCCGGGCATGGTATTGAGCAGATTCTCGTTGATGTAGGTGAAGGCCCAGCAGTTGTAGGCCCACCTGCTGACATACTCCACCTGGAGGCGCTCAATATCAAACCCCTGCTCCGTGATTCGTTTGACCAGCACCTCCCGCTGGAGGTCTGGGATCGTATTCAGGTGCCGGTTGTGCTGCTTGGCCGACGGGCTGTTCGGAGACACCGGCATGGCCCCCAAACCTGGAACTAGTATATTCCCGTTCATCGCGGCCTGCACCCACGTAGAGGAGTCAACGGAGAACCAAGGGTATCGCTCCATCAGGGACTGGGTCGTGAGACCGAAGCCGTGGACCTTGAGACGTGGGCGGCCGGACCCATCGGTCAGGTACTTGCCCCAGATGCGGTCCAGCCAGTGGAACAGCTGCGGGGTGGAGATGGGCACCATACCCCCCAGCGTGATGTAGTCGTAGTTCTCAATATACCACTCCAGGTACCGCTCGTCCTCCCCGTAGTGGAAGCAGGGGAGGGGGCGGACCCCCATCTGCTCCATGGCCATCTGATTCTGCCAGGTCTTGAGGGGGTCGCCGATACCGTCGAGGACCGAGGCGCACAGCGCCCCGTCCACGTTTTCGATGATGTCCAGGTTGCGCTTGATGTAATCGCAGTACCCGCGGATATCCACATCGACGCCCTTGGTGAAGGCCGAGAACGCCCCGGAGTCCAGAAACACCTTGACCCCATCGGCCCGGATCTTGTCGACGTAGGCCTGCTTGTGGATATAGTGGTAGGACTCCAGGTAGTACCGGACTCCATCCCGGGCGGCCTTCTCACGCTCCGTCAAACGGGCGTAGAGCTGGCTCTCCTTGTGGAAGTTCGAGGTGTAGATACCCGCGAGATACAGCTTCATTACTTGGCCAGCTCCATGAACTCGGCGCGGGCCTCCGGCTTGTCCTTCAGGACGCCGCGGAGCGCGCTGGTGATGGTGTGGTGCCCCTGCTGGCAGATGCCACGGGATTCCATGCAAAGGTGGCGGGCGCGGACAATCACCCCGACCCCCTTCGGCTGCAGGTGCTCCTCCAGCGCGTCGGCGATCTGGTTGGTGAGCCGCTCCTGGACCTGGAGGCGACGGGCGAACATGTCCGCCAAGCGAGAGAGCTTGGACAGCCCGACGATCTTGCCGTTCGGGATGTAGGCGATGGTCACCGTCCCGAAGATGTCAGCCAGGTGGTGCTCACACTTGGAGTAGATGGGGATGTCCTTGACGATTACCATCTCGTCGCACTTCTCGGCCCCGTCCTCGAACACCTTGAGGATGTCCGCGGCGTTCTTGCCGTACCCACTGCACCAGTGGCCCCATGCTTTGGCCACACGGCGAGGGGTCTCCAGCAGGCCGCCGCGCTCCGGGTCCTCTCCGACGAACTGGAGCAGGCGCTTGATGTTGTCCTCGATACCACCCTCGGCGGTCTCCTCCCACGGGAAGACCACCCAGCGGTCGCTGAACTCCGAGCCTTCCCGGGTCTTGTCGATCAGGGAGAAGAACGGCTTGCCCGGATACTTGTCGCACCAGCGCTGCATGGTGTCCCCGGAATCGATGATGTCATCGATGAACAGGTCGGCTTCCGCGGGGTCGTCCACCAGCTGCAAGTTGCCGTGGTGGGCGATCACTGCAAGGGCCGCCGGAACCCCACCGCGGGGGATGGCGTAGGCCTTGGTGGCCTCCGGCAGCAGGGAGGCGATACTGTTGGAGGTGGCGAGGGCCAGGAGGGAGACCATCTTGTTGGTCAGGGTGTGCTTCGACATGCGTTCAGGCTCCATAAGAGGCGAAGCACTTCATGGTCTCCTCGACCATGACTTCGCTGAGTTTGATTCCGGTGCCGGCCAGCTGGGCCGGGCCGACGACTTCCACGAGGTGCTGAGCGATGTTCTCAGCCGTCGGGTTGAAGGGGACGACCACCACGGTCGGGTCCAGCTCCAGGAGGTAGGACTTCATCGGGTCTTCTTCCCAGATGAGGAAGTGGTGGTCCCAATGCTCCTCGATCCACATGCAGAGCTTGGCCTTGACCTGGCTGAAGTCAATGACCCGGCCGACCCCGTCCAGCGCCC